TGTAATACTGTGTAGCTTCCTCTGGGTCAGCCATCTCTGGTGGGTTTTCCCAAGGCCAGTTCTTAGGTTGATCTGTCAGGGACTGACCAGGAATAGGGGCGTCTAAAAGGGATACCATAATATTTTACCTTACTTAGTGAATCCAGCGCCGAAGTAGAGACCTACAATAGCTGATACAATGTGTGTGTCGAGGGGTGTAATTACAAAGCCACGTGCTGCCTGCCATTGTACTGTACCGTCACCACCAAACAGCCAGTTAAATAAGCCACCGTGTACTTCAGTGTAACCTACGATAACGCTGACCTCAGGATACCATACAGCAACTAGCTTTGGCAAGACTATAATAGCAAAGATTGACGATAATGCTATAAGCCTACGAGTCCATGCGAAGTGCTTGTCTGTCTTGCCAGCGTTACGTGCTTCTGTTACACCGCCAAGAAGTATTCTCTGTTGCTCTGCTTTGTTCTTAGCGTTCTGTCCTATCATAGACATAACCCCACCTAGCACGGTAGAGAAGAGCATTGTGATAAGTTCTAGGGGGAGACCAAACATTAGTTAGGTATTCCCGAACCAGCGGTTGCTAGAGGTAGGACGCTAGATACTTCGCTTCGTTTATCAATAAGCCCAGCAAACTTAAGCTCCTTAATCACACGATTATCCATACCAGCAGTGTACCTACCAGCGTCTTTTCTTCTTAGATGCCTTGCAAAGTCTACAACGTCTCTATCTTTAGCGGCTTTTAATACAGCTGTCCAGTCCTCGCCTGCCTTCTTTCCACCCACATTATATGCTAAAGATGTTAAGGCTCTTTGATAGGAAGGGTCTAACTCGTTCCAAGAAGTACCTATGTTAGATAGCTTGGTTTCCCATCCGTTATCTAATGCCGCTTCTTTGTGCGCCTGCATATCAGCATTAAGTATTGTTATCTTGTCTTCTTCTGTAAGCTCTTTATAAGTACCGTCATCATTCTTAAATGTAACACCTCGTATTTTACCAGATGCCTCTTCTGCAGCAGTAACTTTATGACCGTAGCCTACATCTTTACTACGATCGTCTTCGTTTGCTATGTAATTAGGGTTGAGTTTACCGTTTATATACTCCTTGGTTTCCCTTGCATCCTTTGTAGCTACGGGAGTAGAGCCGTGGTCAGACTCTGCTTTCTTTCCTATATCTTCATAAAAAGTTGTGAGACCTGTATCGCCTTTAGTATCAAACCTAGGACTCATAAGCCCTTCAGTCGTTTCTGCAGCAGGAAGCTCACCTGTCCGTAAGAACTCCTCATCAGCCCTACGTTCAGGGTCTACCTCACTTAGAGGAGCCGTAGACTCGTCTGCTATAGTATCTGAAAGGTTAGTCTCAGGGAAGCGATCCTCTATAGATACACCTGAACCTGAGAACTGTCGATCAGGGTCTTCCGACACAGGCGCTGATTCTTGAGGATCAGTAGCGTACATAAACAGCTTTCCATATTCCTCCATCGTACTCTTCTTAGCTTTATCAGCATCTGGCTTCTTGCTAGACAAAACTTGCTCAGCTTCTTCATCCGTATCAAAGTAAGCAGACATTATCTCATACATCTTAGTATAGAAGTCCATGTCTTCTTTTTTGTCTTGAGCAGGAGCAGGGCGTGAAGCAATGCCTTGGGGTTCTACATCTGGTGTTACTGTCTCACGTAGTTTCTTAGAGTCAGGAACCCAGTCAATCTTATATTTAAAGTCTGCCATTTTATTAACCTATGTTTATATCATTGCACTAATAATAGCACCCGCCGCTGTAGAAAACGCAGAGCTTTTTTGGGCTGCTGCTGTTGTGGCGGCGGCTTCGTTTTGCATGACTTGAAGTGCAATACTCGTAGCCCTGTCAGCGTTATTGTTTTCTTGTTGAAATGCGTAACTCATAATATCACGCTCACGTTGCCATATCTGATCCATGTTAGCTGAAGTCAAAGCATTCATAGTCTTAGCGAAGTCAGAGTTACTCTGGTTCTGTGCAGCTGTGTTTAGTGTAGATAAACTCTGCCGCCACTGAGCATTAGACTGTGCTATCACAAGACCATTCTGTGCGTTAAACAAGTCACGCTGTTGTTGTATCTCAGAGTTAAACTCACGTAGAGCATTAACGCTATTCACGTTAAACTGATCCATAGCGTTCTGCTGAGATGCGTTAAACTGTGATGTCTGGCTACGAAGGTTAGCGAAGTACTGGTCTGTCTGGTTCTGACTAGAAGCGTTAAACTGTTTACCTGCATTCTCTGCAGCCTGATCTGTGAACAGAGCTTGAATGTTCTGCTGTGACTTAAACATAGCAGTCTGTTGCTCATTAGACAAGTTAGCCATATCCATCTGCATAAAGCTCTGAGCATTCTGTACAGCAGCCTGTTGACGGTTGTTAAGGTTCTGCGTATCAAGTTGTGACAATGCAGAAGCCTCAGCCATAACCATAGCCTGACGGTTATTGAGATTACTCAGGTTCATGGTGTTAGCTGCACGAGAGTTTTCAAGAGCTATCTGCTGTTCAGCAGTGAAGTTCATATTAGCAATATCACCAATACGTGCTGAGTTTTGTACACGTGCTTGGAAGGCTTGGTCAAACTCCATGCCAAGGAAAGTAGCACGTTGTTGTGCAGCAAGCATAGCACGTTGCTGACGGTTAGACAGGTTCTGACCTTCAAACTGAGCCTGTACTTGTGCATCCATCTGAGCAATAGGAAGTGCAGCTTCCATTGTAGCTTGGATAACAGCCTGACCAGCAAGGCTAGACGCACCTAAGCCACGAGCAGAGAGGGTAGCCATAGCAGTACGCATAGAGCCTGCAGCCCATGCAGGAGTGTTACCACCCTCAAACTGCTGCATAAGACCTTCTAGCTGGCCTGCTACAGTAGCCTGCTTAGAGGGTGTAGCAGTAGCGGCTTGGATCTGTTCATTAAAGAGTGCAGCTTTCTCTGCATCAGCTACACCAGAGATAATCTCACCTGCTTGGATCTCACGTGCAGCTGGGGCATCAACCATAGTAGCAGTACCCTGAGCAGCCTGCATACCTGTTACAGCAGAGGTTTGCTGTTGTGCAGCTGTTACCTGAGCTTCTGGTGCTACTTGCCCCTGTGCTGCAGTTAAGTCAGAAGTCTCAGCCTGTACTTTCTGGTATGCAGGAGTAAAGTCTACAGTCTGTGCCGTAGGGGTAGCTTGCTGATTAGCTTGTTGTACGGTCTGTACCGTAGCAGATTCAGCATAAGGTGCAATAGGCAAAGCTTGCCCAGCGTCTACAGGTATAAAGTCAGCGGCCTGAGGTTGAATATAGGATACAGGAGCCTGAATAGGCTGCATAGTCTGTGTTACTGCACCCCGCATCATTTGACCTAGGTCTTCTTTAGTCAGCCCTAAAGTATTGGGAGGCGTTGCATCTACAACGGTTTCCTCTGTGGTACTGGCTACTGTGTAGCCTGTAGGGTCTGCCTGATAAGCCTCATAGTCAAATCCTTCTGGTACTTCATAAGTAGCAGTGGTATCACCTGCTCCCGTTAGATACAAACCCGTGGCTTCATCTTTACGTAGGTCTGTAGGCAGACCGCCCCCAGAGAATCCTCTACGGATGTAACCACCCTTAGCCACAGCCACTCCAATATCTCTAAACTTTGCTGTCATGTTAGGACTAGCCTTAGCAAAAGAATCAAGGGACGCATTAGTTTTAGGGCCACTATAGCCATTCATACTAGCAATACGGAACTTAGCTTCAAGCATAGGGTCTTGCGGCTGTCCACCTGCAGCGTAACCACGTACAGCGCCACCCTGAGCCATGTTTTGAGCTTCCGTTTGTTGCTGTTGTGCTAACTCCTGAACAGTACCTAGACGTTTGAAACCTGGTGGGTAGTAGGTAGTGGGACTACCATTGACTTCTGTTACAGTAATTCTCTGTCCTAAGTCATTGCCATAGATAACCTGTTGTACACCTCCAGCAACAGGGGCTGTAAGAGTAGCGTCCACCAATCCAGGTGTACCAGCGTAGTGTGTCTTGTACGAAGCTGTAGTAGGCACAGCACTAAGTCCTGCTGTCTGTAGGGGCTTACTGAATGTACCAGCTTCTTCGTTACTAATAGAAGTATTAGCTGCTATTTGAGGTTGGTTGTAGTAAGAGGGAGGGATGACTTGTTGCGTAACTGCCTGAGGTACAGCTTGAGCGGCAACAGGAGCACCCCCAGGTACAACACTAAAGTCAGGCATCGTGCTGTACCTACCATCATAGCTATTACCAGGGACTTCAAGTATAGGATCCTTTTTCTTCTTTTGTTTAATAAGATCCCACTCTAGCATATCCAATCTATATTCATTGGTATTTTTATCCTCAGCTGTCTTACCTGCAAGGATATCGAAGTTGTCTCTTACGTCTTGGATTGAAGCCCA